TTATCACCAGCGACTTGTACGTTTGTATAAAATTCCATTAACCTTTTCCATACATTAATTGCATAATATCGAGAGCGCAATCATGAACAGGGTGGTGTTTGATTACAGCGGCACGTTGGAAGTCAGGTTGATTAACCTCAACATATCCGTTAGTTGTACCGTATAAAATATCAACAGCTGTTCTTACATCTCTCCACATATTATACCCTGTAATTGGTTGGCAGTCAAATTTCTTTGCCAAGTGGTCAATTACAATTTGATCGAGAGAACCACGAGCCCACATTGTTTTCTTTTGGGCATTTGGAACCTTGTTCATATAGTTATGCAAGACAGTGAAACCCTGCTCAACTGTAAGGTCATCAGAAGAAGGTTCAAGAGCGCAGGCTCGAACATACTCATGTTGGTTCTTCCACCATTCAAGAGTACTGAGGTCAACTGAACGCTTTGCAGCTACCTGTTCTTTGGCTTTGAACTTTACAAAGCATGCTTTGTCTAACAGTTCTTGATAAGTCTCACCACCTTCAAAGTAAATGAGACCAGCGGATAGTACCACAGAGTTGGAATCAACTCCAAGGGTTTCAACGTCAAACATAAACATTATCGTTCTACCTCTTCACCATCCTTCGTGAAGAAGGCTTTAATCTTTTGTTCTTTAGTCCAAGACTTAGTGTAGTCATTATCAACATCACACATAGCCAATGCTTCTTCTTCAGTCATAACTCTATGAGAAGAAATAACTTCAGGTAGAGCAAGTTGAGAAAACTCTTTAGCTTCGTTGCAGGTTACAGTATCAAGAGCCCACTCTGGACTAGAGGCAGGGACTTGAACCATATAACGCATACGGAAAGTCTGGAGTGCTTCAACCATCACCCAAACCTTTTCTTCTTCTTTCTTCTTCAAAGACCATGAACCATTACCAAGGTCTGTCCACTCGATCTCGTCGCCGTCTTTCCAACCGACTTGTTCCAAAGCCTCTGGTGGGAACTCAATAAACTGATCGCCAGTAGGCGACTCTTGAACTTCTAGTGTCCACTTACTCATAATGAATCTCCATAAAATTAGTTTCTTCAGGCAGCAACTCAAGCGTCACACCCTCAGCTTCGCTGACTTCCTTCTGGAAACTAGCATAAACACCAGAGGTGTAACCACTCATACCATATCCGTTCTTATGGCAACGATACACGCTACCACTTGAACCATGGAACAGAAAAGTCTGTCCGTCTTCTTCAATCTTAGTTACACCGCTGTTCAGCTTCCAGCTGTCACCACGGACATAACCACCATACCACGAACCGAGGATCTTATAAATCACTTCACCGTTGTGGTTAAACTTCAACATGACCCAACGGTCAGGAGTATATTCGCGCATTATTTTCTCTTTTGATATTCTTCTTCGTGTTTATCACACAAGGTACGAACCCAACCGCCAGAACGCTGGCGACCAGTTTCACCACAAACTTCACATGTACGTCCAGCCCAAATCTCAGCCATTGTTTCTAGACCACGACAGTATTCATCACCACCTTCAAAGTAGAAACGGAGTCCACCGAACTTCTCTTTGATCTGATGAACCTCAATATGATGAACATATGGCTCAGGTTCATATGGACCATTTTCCACATACTCTTGAGCACGTTCAATCATATATTGGCTTGGCTCTTTATCACCAGCGATAATCTTTAGCGTGGCGTCATAACCTTTCTTGATGGCACGATTCAACATAAGATCATGTGCTCGACGGCGACGTTTTGCAGCAACGTGGTTATACATTTGATTCAAGAGCAATGTGGTGATATGATACCAACCCTCGTTGATGGATACACCGCAATACACATTGCGCATTGCTCGTGGATAGATTTCTTCTAGACGCTTAATGAAAGCATCATACTTTTCAGCTTCGTTCATACTTACTCCGCATACCAAATTTCATCAAAACCTTCTTCTAAAGAAGGTGGCTCAGCTTCTAATTGAGAAGCCATCTTAGACACAACATCCCATGGAACATTCTTTCCTGGGCGAGAAGCCAAACGCTTCTGTAACTCTGCAGTCGGCGGTGTCTTAAACACAACTGCAATTTTGTAATACTCAGGCAACATGCGCAATTTCTTAGCACGTGTTTCTATTGTAGTTGAAGTTTGATCCCAAATCAAATCTTTTTTGTTCGCTTGACAAATCAAGACTTGGTTAGCCATCAACTTCACGGCAATAGGCATATACTCTTGAAAGACTTCTGAGTATGTTTTACCTTCTTGTTCTGCATAAGCATCCACGAATCGGTCAGTGGATACAATAGGCATATCTTTTGCCCACTTCTGATTAGCCACCCAAGTGGACTTACCAGAACCAGGAACACCAACCAACACGTACATCTTATTCATTTTACACCTTCAAAAACTTTCTAACCAGTTTATCTTTAATCATATCTGGAACACTTGTATATGGATATTCCAATTCAAAGGGGCAGCTGCCCACAATCTTCCAATCATTATGAACGAGGAAGTGTTTGTAGATCTCTACATCTTCCTTGTTATTCATATCGAATTTACGACGTTCATTTAATTTGAGTGCTGGCATCTGCTTCATCCTTATCAAAACGAATTTCCAAAACGATAGGCAAGAACAACGACTCTTCACCTGCTCGGTTACTGATACGCATGTTGTACTTGACCGCTGCTACCTTGCCGATGATTTCTTTACCAAGGGACTTGCGTTGAGCGTCAGTAAAACCTGAACCAACAGAAACCTTAATAACACCATCAGAAGATTCGCATTGAATAGCACCGAGCATACCAGCATACTTGCCAGTGCCTTCTTCGATACCAACAATCTTCAGGTCACATTCAAGTTCACCCTTGAATTTAATCTGAGTCTTAGAACGCTTGTCTTCCCAGATACCTGCTTTGTCTTTCAGAATGATACCTTCTTCACCACGTTGAAGCATTTCTTCAAACAAGGATTTGGCAGTTTCGTAGTCTTCAACTTCCCAACTCTTAACAGTAGCAACCTTCTCAGGCTCAATCTTATTGATCAGGGTATTCAACGAATCGAAGCGAGTACCATAGGGAGTGTTACATACACCATCTTGAAAGTACAAGAAGGGGATAACGTCCCAAACAGTGGCACGAACCAGCGAGGCTTCACCTGCTGTAATTGTACCCTTGTTGGCTTTGTTCAGAATGCCGTTACCTGTCTGGCGATCCAAGATCCCAGTATCACTAGTGACAAGCAACTCGCCATCAAACACGCAGTCAACGTCGCCAGCAAGAGCGATAAAGTCAGCGTCGAGATTTCCCAACAATTGGATTTCTTTTCCATTTCGGCTCCGATATTCTACCTTACCATCGCGAACGATTGCGTTGAAACGCATGCCGTCCATCTTGAGTTGTACCAGTGCGGGGAATTTGATTTTGTTGACTAACTTTTCCTCGAACTGGCTGCACAACATTACTGGATATTCTTTCAGCAAGCCAGTCCACACTGCGTTTGCGGTTGACGTTGATACTCCACATTTTAGATCCTTCTGAATGATTCGTTCCATTACCTTTGCGTCATCTTCTTTCAACGCTTCAAGAACAGTTTTGAGATGATCAATCGCAGCGTTGCCAGTTACCAGACGTTCGCGAAGTTCATACAACGCAGGAAGCATGGATGCGATAGACGCACCGTGCCCTGAAGTGTTCGGGGTGTACTTGGGGATCTTGCGAATGTAAAACTGAGTGAAAGGGTCAAGTGCTAGACGCACAACTTCACGGAGAGTTGCATTATCACGATTTGCTTCAAGCTGCTCAATCTTGTAGTTGCGCGAAGCATTGGAGGCAAGTTGTTCAAAGAAAGCATTCAAATTCATTTTATATCCTTAATTCCAGATTGGAGCACTTTGAAGGTACGATAGCGTCGGTCAATACGCAACGGAGTCTTCAACATAACAAAGTCTTTCGGATTATGCCACTTGAAGTAAGCATAGATCTTGTCCATACTATCGCTCGTGAGATAGGTATGGTTGGGTTGACGTGGTACGTCTTTCCAAATAGTAGTTTCTTTTATCAGCTTCATACATTAATTATACCCTATTTCTGAATTAAAGTAAAGCGATTTTTGATGTAAAAAACCACCCGAGAGGGTGGTTTAGAGGGCTTTAGAGGGCTTATCGGAGTCCAGCTAGGGCACTGGCTGATACGACTTCTATTCCGCTCCCAAAGATCCGATTATACTCGTTAATCATACTTTGCTCAGGGGTGGCTTCGGAAGCGATTGCGCTCTTGTAAAGTTTTACATTACCATCAGCATATGGCATATATGGGGCAATCCCTACACCCATTTGTCCATTTTGCGTCGGTTGTAACATAATATTGGCTGGATTCTTTAATTCAAAATGATCGTGATATACATTATGAATCTCGGAAATTAATTCTTCACCGTTAATCAATTTAAATACTTTTACGTTGCTCATACTATTCCTCAATAATTAATTTGTCAATAAAATCTGCGGCTTCATCATGATGTTTAAAATGTTTAATTATAATTTGTTCAGTAGCATAATAATTCTGAGCAATTAATAAAACATGTTTTGTTTTAAACACAGATATCTTCAATACCCAATCCCCACGACGAACCGTGACAAAGGATAATAGATTTGGTGATACTCTTGCTTTCATCATACCTTTATTTAGGTATGAGATTGTCTATTCCAGTAAAAGTCAAATAAACGATAACTGTTTTTATAGTACATATCATACATGGCAATTCTGTCCATGTATTTGTCTTCGAAGAATGTTATTGGTGTTGGTGGTTCTATTTCAACGTTAGCGTCTGTATCACCACAACAACTAACAACAGTCATCTCGTTCTTTCTGGCGATGTGGCGCATTGCAGCATTTTCTGTCAGGCAGTGCATGAATACGTTGGTAATGCCTTTGGTGCGTAACCAAGTAACTGCTCTGTCAAACATTTGCTGCGCTAAACCTTCACCACGAAAGTCTTCATCAACACAACAACCTAACTCAGCTTCACCATTGATAATAGCAACGTGACAAGTCGCTACAAGGTGACCATCAATATGATCGACTCCAAACCATTTTGAATCTTGTTCAAAAGATTTTTCAACATAGTTCTTGATATAGTCGTCGTTACAAAGCATTCCAAAACGAAGTCTACGATCTTCATTCTGGAGAGTGATAAGGTTGTTTATGATGCGGTGTTTATCTACTGATGTTAATTTTCTTACTAACATAATTGATAAGGGGAGTTTCCTCCCCTACCTCTTAGTCGTTCAAGAATTGCTT